CTAAGGCGTCGTGCTTTCCTGCGACTCGCTGAGATAGTTCTGCACCTTCAGCAGCCAGTCCCGAACCCTCTTCGAGTAGTCCGACACATCTTTCGAGTCGGACTGCAAAATGCTTGCAGGCGCTTGCACCGGCTGCGGACAATCGCTTGCGATAACTGTCGGACTGGACGCGCACCCGCTCAAGCTCAAGGCGCAAAGAACCGCTATCGGCGCGGCTTTCAGCCAGCTCAGCCTTGCGCTTTTCGACTTCTTCCCATGCCTGTGCAAGTGCTTCAGATTGCTTGCGCTCATTTGCACGCGCCTCCTTTTCTTTGTCGGCCAAGGCCATCGCGTGAGCGGCCTTCATCTCATCGATGTCGGCCTGATACAAGGCCGCCGCGAAGCGGTAGCCGCCTAAAAAAAGAGCGGCTGCCGCGATGGCAACCGCACCGATCTTGATCCAAGTACTCATCACTGCACCTCGCCGATGCACCGTCGATACTCAGCCGCCCGTCGATCCACGAGTCCTTTGAGGCTCTTGCCGCCAGCAAAGTGCCAGCGTTTGATCTCCTCGCAAGCCCCTCGGTAGTCTCCGGCGTTCAGTTTTTTGACCAGCGTAGATCCGCAAAATGCCTCGCCGCCTATGTTAAAGGCTAGGGAGGTATATGCGTCCATCTCGCCTTGAGTCAAAGGCACCGTCACGCAAAACCTCACAGCATCCTCGGCCGCTCGCACGTCTTTTTCAAGGCGGTTGAGCGCGTCCGGGACGCTGATCGTGTCCCCTAGCTTCACCCCCTCGGTGGATCCGAAGCCGATTGTCGGCACGTCACCAGGGACGGGGATGTAAGCCTCTTCTTTGAAGCCCTCCCATGTGGCGATGCTGATGAGGCCTGCGGCCGTCAGAGACAAGCCGCCGACGACTATCCTCTTAAGCATCATTTCCTCCTTTGACCTTCTTGATCTTGTCGGCCACAGAGCTGTCAGCCACTTGCCGAACGATTGTCTCTGGCTGTTTCGGGTGCGCCATGCCCCAGAAGTACCGGATCGTCTCGACGATCTTTGGAAGCGCGCCGATGATCATGATCAGGATGTACACAAAAGTCAGGATCGTGACCCAAGACTCAAGCGGCACGCCTGCGATGCTCAAGGCCGAGACGCCAATGGCGGGGGCGGCTTTGGCTGTACCGCTGGCAGATCCCGAGAAGATCGGGGTCAAGATTCTTTTCAGCACGCTTTCCTCCTCGCACATATCAGTCTCCTGCCAGTCCAGAGCCCTTCATGGGGTGGAAGTAAAGCCAGTGCGGACAATCGGGGTCGCCCTCGATGTCCCCCCAGAGCTTCCAGCCCATGCCAAAGCGGACGCACTTCCATGTGCCAAAGATGCGGTAGTGCTTCACGTAGTAGATCTGAAAGCCGATCAGCTCACCGTCACGCTCAAGGTACCAGCGGCACAAGCCACTGATGCCGGACGTGTCGCCGACAGACGGATCCCCCTCATACCAGTGGAGATCGCCTTCTTCATATCTCACGCCACAGACGTAGTAGTTGAAACCGTAGGCGCTGTTCCGGAAGAGCCAAGCCGTCCGTCGCGCCCACGTCCAGAAGACGCCATCACGCGGCCAGCGCTCCCGATGTCCGGCATCGCCGTCACAACTGTTGTCGGGCGTCTGAAACGGCCAGAGCCAGTCCGGAAGCCATCCGTCGTCCTTTACGAAAAAGGACAGGATCGGCGAGATGAGCTTTGCGAAAAGCTCAAAAGGAACGCTGATCAGAAGGTATGCGACCCACTTCAGATAGACCATCAGAACAACCCCCAGATCACGTATCCGACGCCAAGGCCGAGGATGAAGCCCGCAACCGTTCCGACAATCGCCCAAAAGGCTCGGAGCTGACGACGTGCCGTATCCGGATCCGTGGTCGCGGTCTCGGCCCACTTGTCCTTTGCCTCATCGAGCTTTTCCTCGATGTCCAGGCCGAGCTCTTTGGCTTCAGCCTTCATCTTCTCGATCAGATCTTCCAGTTTGGTTTTGTCGATCGTCATATCCTTCTCCCAAAAGAAAAGCCCCTCACTTGGAGGGGCTCACATCACTTTGTCTTGGCTTTTTCGGCCTTGTCTTTTGCAGCCTTCTGCCGCAGCTGGATGGAACGTCGTGCACATCCTTCACGTATGCAGATACCATCGGCATCGAGTTCAGCCCCACACGCGGGGCAGTAACGCTTTTCAGTCATCTCACACTCCTGTCAAAGTTTTGAACTGCGCCTTCAATTCGGCCGCAGTTTCGGTGTCGTCCATCAGCATGGCCGTGGCCATACGGTCTTTCAGGCTTGCGACCTGACGATCGAAGTCCGCCAGCTCGGCATCGATTGCCTGTGCGTCGAGCTCTTCCTGTGGGATCTTCTCGACGATCCACTCAAGCTCATCGCCACGCTTGATGCGGTAGCCCTCAGTCGTACCGTACTTCTGCACCAAGGCACGCATCTCCTGGTCGTGCGACGTCTGGCTCTTGTGCGAGACCACGATGCCGACAAGCTCCTCTGCCGAAGTCGGCTTTTTTTCGGCTTGCCAAGCCGCGCCGTCCCACTTGTAGAAGTTAGTCTCAAGATCTGCGCTTTCCGGAAGCGCCACCTTCGTGGCCTTCGGAGGAAGGCCGACACCTTCACGAACCTGGTGATGCGTGGCACCGATCAGATACCCCGCATCGTCGTATTTGTAGATAACTTCGAATTCCATGAAGTCCTCTCTTTCTTCAAAAAAAATCGCGGCCTTGAAGCCGCGTGAAAAACGTTTCTCAGTGTCAGACGGTCACGGTCTGACTCTCAAAGTCCAGCCGTCCGGCACTAAGTCCTGGGTCTTGCGCATCTCACATGGAGGCCGCGTCACAGACCTCGCGCTTGGCCATTGGCCCGAAGTGAGCCTCATGCAAGCGAGGCAGATCGCCAGACGCAAACGCAAGGAACTTGGCCAAGAGCCGCCTCGCGGTTACGTCCTGCGCGATGCTTGGGCGCTTTGGAAGAACCTCAAGCGCGGGCGGATCGTCAGCTATCAGGACGAGCGCCGCCGCATGGAGCGCTACATCATCGGACCTTTGGGAGGCCGACAGATCGATGAGGTCACCGCGCCACTCGTCATCCAGATGGTCAAAAGCATCGAGCGTGCCGGGCATCAAGCGACCCTCAAGCGCGTCCTGATGCGCACACGCGAAGTCATGGACTTGGCCGTCTGCGCGGGCTACATCCACCACAACCCGATTGACCGAGTCTCAAGGGTCTTTGCGGCCCCGATCGTCAAGCCGATGCCGTCCGTCCACTGGCGCGAACTGCCGCACGTGATGGAGATCGTCAAGTCAGCCCCGAAGCGCACTCAGCTCCTTTTTGCGTGGGCGTGCCTCTCGCTTTTGCGTCCCGTCGAGACCGTCAAAGTCAGGTGGGACTGGATCGATGCTGATGTGCTCACCATCCCTTCGACTGAGATGAAGAAGGCAAGAGAACATCGACTGCCGCTGCTTCCGATCATGCTCGACGTCCTCCAGGCCGCCAAGACCGAGTCGCCACATCCTAAGTCGCCTTTTATCTGGACGGGCCGTGTGTCTGGCAAGCACATGAGCGAGCAGACGCTTGCCAAGTTCTTCCACGAAACTGAGCTGAAAGGTCGTCTCGTGGCTCACGGCATCCGCTCCATCGGTCGCAGCTGGATGGCGGACCACGATGCGCCTTTCGAGGTCGCCGAAGCGTGCCTTTCACACGTGTCCGGTTCCAGCGTTTCGCGTGCCTATCAGCGGTCTGACTACCTCACACAAAGGCGCACTCTCATGGCCTCCTGGTGCTCTTATGTCTCGGACTGTGCCCGAGAAGTCGAATTCTTGCCAGACATCTTCAAGGCTGACACAGCCTAGAGCTTTTGCCGTTTGGTCATTCGGATAGGGGCAGGCCCAAGTCGGATTTGGGTCAAATTTCGACTTGTCTACACCTATTCGAATAACCGAACATAACGGGTGGTATTACGCTATCTCACCTTGATGTTTCTAACGCTTCAGGATCTATAACGCTTGCCAAAGGAGGCGCCGCAAATTACGGAACTAGCGCAAGTTCTCGCGCGGCTAACATCGGATTAGAAGCCTCGCTAAGTTCCTTCGTATACGGTCGTTCAACGACTGTTCAACCAGCGTCTGTGCAATTCTTGGCGTGTATCAAAATTTGATACACGGAAGCAGTCTCAGCGAAGCCACCTGAACCGTCGATGCCCTGCCGTACAGTGGATCAACTCGAGAAGGGTCAAAAACTGCATGCTGTGCGTCATTTGCATCAGCCGTGGCGGCAGCGCTTCTGTCAGCTTCTCCGAAGTAGAAGAGCGTGCCGTCGACCTTCGAAACGTGTCCACTGTTCCGTCCCAAAGTGAACCAACCCGTTATGTTCGGCAACCGAACATCACGGGCGGTTTTTCCCTTGATGTGGTGGGTGTGGGGCGTTTTGGCATATCTAACGCTCAAGGAGCTTTTACAGCTTCGGATCCTTATGACATCCTTTTTGACCCGGGAGCATCTCAGGGACAGCAAGAAACTCGGGCGGAGTTTTCGGCAGCTTCAAGTAATGCAATCTATTCAGGTTCTTCAGTGCAGCCTCCTGCGCTCCTTTTGCTTCCGTGTATCAAGGTCTAGCTCTTAATGCACGCAAGAAACCGTTGAGAGGCAGGTTGGACAATGGTTGAGCCTCCGAAAATGGAACTTGAGAGGCTAGCCTGAAATCCAAGTTCGGCCGAAGTAATGCCGTATCCAGATGAAAGCTCTGCCGTCCCTGCGTTACTTCGCGTAAAGCATCCTGAGGCTTCCCCGCCGGAATATCCAACCAAGCGCCCAGGTGAACCGGTGATGTTCGGTCTGGCCGAACATCACAGGATCTATTACTGGACGTTACGGATGCCTCATTGAAATGTCTCCTGTTTCATCAGGATCACTAGTCGCCAAACAGATAGCAGATGGAAACATCGAAGGAAACAGACAGACGAGATCTTCACTAAATATTGATGCTTCTCGGTCGTCTGATCTTTTTGGAGCTTCAAACACAGTACAACCTGCGAGCTTGCGCGGACTGGCGTGTATCAAACTCTAATGCACGGCAGAAGCTGCAAGGAGTTGGGCTGCACTGTTTGGCTTCTGCCGTAAATAGCAGACGACAAAGAAGCATCAAGCGCTAGACCGCCAGTTTCTAAGACCGTAGGCGCATTGTCGACGTAAGAGTCTCCAGACTTATAAATAGCTCCAGAGGTTTCGACCATTTTCATGCAGTTCATCGATCTGTAAGTTCCTGTGATGTTCGGGCTGTATCGCCGAACATCATCGGTAGTTCGGAATTGGATACTACTGTCGACGGGAATAGCCTCATCTTTTTGGCATCCGGAGCATTTTCTCGGGACGTCGTACAGGCATCAGGCAGTTACGCTTCCTACCAGTCAGTAAACAGTGTTCCACATTATGGTGTTTTCGACTTTGATGCGTCACGATCTAATGCGCTTTATGGCTCAGGCGCCGGAGTTCAGCCGCCAGCTTTGCAGTCTCTTGCCTGTATCAAAACCTAGACTTTGATGCAGGCAAGACATCTTAAGGCTGGAGGTTGAACGGTTAAAGTTTCTCCATATATTTGATTCGATTTCGAGGCATCAAAAGAAAAGCCGTAACCTTGAGTGCCGGCCCCGGCATTAATTACGCCGATAAAGGGTTTGTCATCCACAAAAGCACCAGATACCTCGATATCCCAATCAGCTGGAGCAGAACAATTCTGCTGCCCATTGAAAGACCCGGTGATGTTCGGTAACCCAGCCTCTACTTTCGTACCAACTTGCCCCGTGTCGGTCGTGCCCTCCAAGAATCGGGAGTTCATATCGGGCAAATTGAAAGTTGTACTACCGTCACCTGCGCCGTGGCGCGTGCCGATCTCTGCAAAAAGGGCGGCGAAGGTCGTACGGCTCACTGCAGAGCCATCACACAAAAGCCATCCATCGGGAATGTCCGTCAGATCAAAAAAGGCGATCATTCCGGTTGGGCAAGCGGGAGGCGTAAAAGCATCCATCAAAATCTTCGCCAAATACGGGGTCAACAGTACGTTATTCGCAGTTCCTGCCCTTGCCTGTTCTTCTGTAGCAATCGCCGATGCAGCAAGACGATCAAACGCAATTGTCTTGGACGCGATCTTCTCGGATGTGACTGCGCCAGCAGCGATCTTTCCTGTCTCGACGGCAAGAGCAGCAAGCTTGGACGCTGTTACTGCTGCGTCTTTGATTTTGGCAGTTTCTACTGAACCGTTTGCCAGCTTGGCCGCAGTAATGATCGCGTCGGCTAGTAAGGCCCCGGTGATGCTCTTGTCTTTTGCCCAACCAAGCGATTGGAGGGCTGTCAAGAACTGGAGCGGGTCCGGTGTTGCAGACGGTGTCAAGCCAGCAGCCCGGATCACCGACACGCGCATCGCCGCGACGAGATTGAACCAAGCAGCGCCCGGTCGTGTCGCCATGACACCAGAAACCGGATCCCCTGCTTGTGCAAACCCAGTGGACGTGAGTTCGCCGTAGCTCGGCATCGTCTGGGTTGCACCATCCTGCCAGTAATCGACAAGTTGATTGAGTTCGACATTAGTTGCCATAGAAACCTCAACTTTCGTATTCAAAGATAACTTCCGCGTGAGCCGGCGCGTTCTTCCGGATCAAGCATTCAATAAAGGAAATGTCCCACGTCGACAGCCTTTCATCCACTCGGGAGATGGCTGTGAAGTAGGAACGATTGGTAGTCAAAGATGTGCGGACCACGATCACATAGGCATGCGACCAGTCAGCACCGTAGAGGCGCGCGTCCACGCGTGAGTCGACTGAGAAGGGATCAGAAGATCCAGTCTCGATGTCGATGTCGAAGATCGCGCCGAGCTCCTTGTAAAACTGGTGAGTCAGACCACTGCGCCGAACCAAAAGCAAAAGTGCCTGTCGCATCTGCGCTTCGGTCAGGTCGTCGACGGCCTGCATGCACTCGTCCGGAATTCCGTAAACGCGCAGCCAGTCCTCAAAGGTCTCTGTGCAGGTTCTCGGATCCGCCTCATCGATGAGTCGCATCGCAATCGCATCGATGCGAGACAAAACGTTTGCACCGGACGTTAGGACGGCGCTTCCGGGCGATCCCTGTTGCCGCGTCCAGGCTGGCCCGGGCGGCAGAAGATTTGTCAGCGCCTGGTCATAGTCGCGATCACTCATATGTCACCTCGCCGACGACTAAGAGCTGAGTCGAGTCCGCGGGCACGTCAGCTGTCGGCTCCAGAAGCTCAAAGTCCTCTTCGCCCGCCGCAGACGAGATCGCCTGTCGGATGTGAGAGATCAAAAGAGCCTCACCTGGGGTCGCCTCTCGGACAAAGAGGCTCTTCAGCTCGGCCTCGACCTGAGCTCGGACGCTTTCGGAGTCAGGTATCAGGTCTTTGATCTTGAAGTTCACGGCCTTGGCCATAGGCGCCACCACGGTCGTGGCCGCCGTGACCGGAGCGCTCTCGGCGATGTGGTCCGCGACGATCTGCACCATGCCTGATGTCGGAACGCCGTCGTCCGTCAGCTCGTCAGTCGCAAAGCGTACGACAACCGTCCCAATTCCTTGTTCCTTTGGGAAGCACCAAGCGCGTGTGACGCCCGGCACTTCTTTGGCCCACGCGACATAGTCGGTAGCCGTCCCTCCGCGAGGAGGATTTCGAAGTCGATAAAGAAGGCGCTCGCGAAGGCTTTCGTCTGATTCGGCCTCGGCGCCGCCTGCCATTTCACTGCCGACAGCTTCCGCATCGACGCCGGTCACTGGGCTGACCAGTGTGTAGGTCTGTCCTTCTTCGCGGTTTCCAATCGTGCCGACCTCAAGGCATTGCACCGGAACCGTGTAGCTCCCGACTTCAGGCTCTGCCGTAGTCTCGTAGCGAGTCTGGTCGTCTGCCATGAAGATCGTGCCGACCGGCAAAGTGGTCCCCTCGGTGTAGCTCACCGTCAAGGTTCCCGTGGCCTTGCTGGCCGCCCGTCGGTAGATGCCTTGGATCGACGCCTGGCGCTCGAGGTACTGCGCTTCAGCAGTGTCGGCAAAGAGCTGCTTCAGGATCCAGGTGATGAAGCCGTACAAGCCGTGGCAGGCATACGCGAAGACCTTCGGCAGCACACGCAAGTTCGACTGGCGGAGCTGTTTTGCGCCGGCTTCTCGCTCGGCGTCCGTTGTCATCTGCGTGATCAGCTCACGCAATGTCGGTCGATCAAATGCCATTTTTCAAACCCTTCCAAACATCCGCGAATTGAAGGCGGATGTTTTCGTTGTCACGAAAGATCTGTACTGAAAGGTCCACCCTATCGAGACCATTGCGCTCGACAGCGACCTCAACCTTGTCGGCGACGCTCTCTTTGACAAGCCAAGCCAAAGCCTGCTCGGCGTAGTCCTTGCACTTCTGCAAGGTCTCGGCTGTGATCTTTTCTCGGCTCAAAAGCCAAAGCCGTGACCCTGTCTCTGCCAAGGCTGAGTCCTCGTATGTGTCGCCCCAAAAACCGTTCCGGCGACCGCCTTCGACTTCATCGTCGTCTCGAGACCGAGCCCAAGAAAAAAGCGAGATGATCACGGAGCGAACAAGCTCATTGCCGGCGTACTGAGACATCTCGCTCGGCACGCCGTTGACGATCAGGATCTGCTGCATGGATCACCTCACTGTGCGGGGCCTGTCGTGCCGCCCTGCGGGCATTCGTGCGTGTGGTCCTTCAGGCTGATGCCGTCGGCCGTTACGTCGCCGCCAGTTACCGCCATAGAACCTGTCACCGAAGCACCGGATCCGCCGCTGACGGTCATGCCGCCAGTGCCGGAGATCTGGCCTGTGACGCTCAGCGTCCCCGTGATCGAGACGTTCGACTCGATCATGGTCTGCGGGGCCTTGAGCAAAACGTTTCCTGTCACCTCGGCCGACATCGATCCGCCCACCGTCGCCGTGAGGTTTTTCGGTGTAGTGACATCGATGCCATCGCGCTTCAGGTAGACGCGCTGGCCTTGGTCGTCAAAGATGGCCACTTCACCCTCGGCCACCTGCAGGCGATAGCGTCGATCCGCTGTCACAGCTACAACGCCGTGACTTCGATCCCCGTTGAAAAAAAGACCGAGGCATTCCGCCCCGGCCTTAGCCTTTGAAGTCCATCCGTATGGCTCGAAGTGCTCAAGCCCTTCACGGATCTCTCCTTTCAAAAATTCACACTGCACAGTTCGCATCTTTGGCTTGTCGTCTGACATCACCAAAGTCCCGCGCCCAAGCAGAGACTTCAATCTTTTGATGATGCAAAAAGTCATCACTGGACCTCATCGAGCCACGACGATGTCTGCGTCTGAGACTCGGAAAGAGTAGGCGCCGCTTCAAAAGCCGCGAGCGGCGCAAGGTTCAAGGTCGCGGTGCTCCCCTGATCCGAAAGTTGGTACTGCACTTCTGCAAGCAGAAGATCGTCATCGATGCCGAAAAATTTGTCTCGCACATGAACCAAAGTGTTCGGCGTCCAGAGCTTTCCAAGCGCATCGCGCCATCCGACCACCGTGTACGAAACTCCTTGAAGCAGGGCGCGTCGACGTCGCTGCTCGAAGGACGCAATTTGTCGACAAGTGTCCTGCGTCATCTCGCCGCTTTGATCCAGCGCCAGAAGCCGAAACCGTTCTGTCTTCGGATCCGTCGTGCTGGCCATGATCTGGTTGGAAGCCGAGCCAAAAGCCTGATCGCTTCCGGATCTCTGTCCGATTACGACGTACTCCGAGAAGACCTCTGTCGCATCGCGCTGAATGGAACCTTGCAAGATGTTGACGCCCATCTCCAAGCCGCCGGCGGCACTTCCGCCTGCACCTGGGGAAGTCAGCACCAGCCGACCCGCAGCGTCATCCGTTGCAAAAAGTTGGCCATTTGCCAACAGCCGATTGATCGAATCGAAGACGGTCTCGCCCGGATCGATTGCGTGTTGAGAGATCGGATCCCCCGTCGACACCTGTCGCACGACATCGATGCCATAGGGGCCGCACAAGTCCGCCGCGATCTGCTCGATCGTCTGGCTCTTCCACTGAGAAGCCTGCGGAGTGACCGGCGCAATGATGGTTCCGGAAGGCGGCACCAAACGCGCCGCCGACCACTGGCCAGTCTGCGACGATGTGACGCTCCTACCTAGCCAAGCCGCAGGAGAGCAATCGACGATGTCAGCAGTTCGACTTCGACCGGACACCGAGACCTGAAGACTGTCCGCCGAGTAGGACATCGGTGTGGCGAAGATGTATCCGGACACAACCGGATCGTCTCCGATCCAGACCTCCACCGGATCTCCAAGCTTGACGGCCGAGATGACATCCTTGGACTGCGGCCACTGATATGTGATGCCGACCGTAAAGGATCGGGCTGCCATCGTGATGCCGGCCGTGATCGATACGTCCGTCCATCCTGTCAGCTCTTTTCCGGCAGTCCGAAGAATGACTCGATCACTCATTGATAACCTTCAAAACGTTTGGACAAAAGAGCGGATGCTTGACCGCGTTTCTGACCACGATCTCCTTTGCGCGCGCGGAATCGCCATAAAGCTCCATCGCCGTCACGCAAGCCGGCAGAACCGCTCCCGCGTCGTACTCAGAAAGTCGCGCCGCCGTGCGAGATCGATCTGACAGATCTCGCGACACAGCAGTCGCTGCATTGCGAAGCGCCGTGAAAACGCTGTCGCTTGTAGTGTCCAGCATCTCCTCATCGAGCGTCCCGACGATTCGAGCCTGAGAGGCTTGCATCTCGTCGTAAGAGACTGTCGGCTCAGAGCTGGAGCTGTCGTCTTCGTAATCGATTTCGGCAATCGCCGCCTCGTCATCGTCCGGAAGGATCGACGACGTCGACACCGTACTGTCGATGTCGGTCCCGATCAGAGTCGAGACGCCGACGGCCTGCACCAAGATCGCGCTACGCGCCAAGGCGTAAACGGCCTCACGGTTTGTCTCGATCACTTCTGCCGAGTGCGGCTTCACTTGGCTGTAGATCGGCTCGTCATCCGCACCATGGAGGTCATCGACAAGCGAGCACAAAGACGTGCCGACTCGCTGCCATCCTGCGACCGTAGTCGCCAGTCCGGAAAGACCGCAGGCTCCCATGAGCTGAGTCGCAAAAGCTCTCGGATCCGTCGACACAACATCGATGGCCGAGTTGGCCAAGTCGCTGACGCGGTCAGCAAAGCCGAGTACTTCAGCTATCTCAGAGTTCGAGATGATCCCCAGGCTGTCGAGCAAATCGCCGTTGAGCGCATCCTTGACAAAGTCTTCCACCGCATCGAGGTTGATAGCCTCTGCGAAAGCGTCACAGGCCGAGCTCATCAAGCCGTCTGCTGCCGCTCTCGATTGCGACTGTGTCGCTTGCCCCATTTCCGGAAAGGCGTTGAGCCCTGCCTCGACGAAGGTCAGCGTGAAGCGCACGATGCGGCGCGTCTGGCTGAAGGACATCGATCCGCCTGGGCGCGCGATCACCTGCACCTCACCGAACTCCGGATGAACCAGAGTACCGGGCCCGGGCTGTTCGATCGCGTCTCGCACGGCATAGGCCTGATCGACGCAGTCTTCGCCGAGCACAAAGGCTGAGATCTCGTACTCGCGCGCGGCGCGTCCGAGGTCTTCCGTAAAAGGCTCGTCTCGCTGCGGATACTGATGCGTAACGGTTCGGCGCCCAGCGCTGATGTCGCTCGACTCTACGAAAAATTGCACGCCTCGAAAAGAGGCCGTAAGTCTCTGAGCCATGGTTACCAGCTCGGCGCGTTCACTCCGCGCCCGCTTCCTTCTGCGTATCGAATCGACGTATTCAATGCCATTCCTTCGGACGATGCGCGGGAGATCCGAGTTCCGGGCTGGGCGTTTGCGAAGTTCACGTCCAGACGCCCTCGCATCTCTCCGAACTGAGGCTGCGTCACAACCTGCACCACACGCGGGTCGCTGAAGTTCCCGCTTGTGCGGTAGAAGTCGCCTGATCCCATCGCTCGCTTCACGTCTTCTTTGACGTCAAGCGTGATGGTCTTTTGCGGCGACTCGTCCGTGAAAAGATTCATCAACCACTTCGGCACGACGCCGGCCAGGGAGTCGGTGAGGCTCGAAAACGTCGACACCAACCCGTCGACCTTCTCGTTGATCCAGTCGCCCATCGCTCCGAAAGTCTCCTGGATCCCTTTCCAGATCGAATTCGCGACGGCCATGATGTCGTCGCCCCACTTCTGCCAGACCATGCTGGCTATGCTTATGGCAGTCAGGATCCACCCGATCGGGCCTGTCTTCAAGAAAGCTTTGCCCAAAAAAGTCAGAGCTCCCCAGGCGACCTGCGCGAACTTCATAAACCCTGTGCCCCACTTGGCCAGCTGGGTCAAAACGAGTTTCGGATCCAAGGCATTGATCACACCCGCCACGCCCTTCGTGATGCTCCACAGGGCAGAACCGATCTTCAAAGCACCAAAGGCCGCATTCGCTCCCACGATCACTTTGAACATGGTCCCGAGATTGTCGGTCACGAAGTTGATGGCCGTTCCGACCATCCCGAACTCTTTCTCAAGCCGCTCGCCTCCAGCCAGAAGCGCATCGATGCCGCTCACAAAAGCATCCCAATCGACGTTCTCAAGCCACGCGGTCAGACGCTTTGCCCACTCGTCCATCTTGGCCGAGATGATGGGCTGTAGCTTTTCAAAGACCATCTGGAGCTTCTCGGTCAAGAGACCGAAAGCAGGAGCGAGCTCTCCCATCGTAGAGATCCGAACTCTGTCGAAAGCCTTCGTCAGGCTCGACCACTGCGCTCGGAAGGCCTGCATGCGTGCGATGTCGGAGTCCGACAGGGCATTACCTGCGGCCTTCATAGCCGCTTCGGCATCCCTGAAAGCGGCGGATCCCTGTCTCAGGATCGGCAAGAGTTTGGCGCCAGTATCTTCACCAAAGGCCGAGATGGCCATTCGCAGCTGGATGGCTTCATCCTTCTGCCGGGCCACAGCATCGGCAAAGTCCAAGAAGACCTGATCGGCCGTCTTGATGTGTCCGGACGCGTCACGCGCCTCGATGCCGACTCGCTTGAGAAGTTGTGCAAGCTCGTCTTTGCCGCCGGTGGCGGCATCAGACAGCTCGATGTTCATGTCTCTCAGGCTCTCTGCGAACTCCTGAGAGTCCATGCCTGCGCTTTCCGCGACTGTCTGCCAAGCCTGTAACTGTTCGACAGCGACGCCGGTCTGATCGCTCATCTTCTTGAGCTCGACTGCCGTCTCGGATGCCGACAAAGTGGCCGCCCACACACCGGCACCTGCACCGGCGAGAGCGGTGAGACCGGTCATCGCAATGCCCGCACCTTTCGCCAAAGTCTCGAAGCCGCTTCGCATCTCGCGACCTGCCACTCGCATCTCGCGCTGCATCTGCTTGAGAGCGGGGCTCATCCGGTCGACAAGCGTGAAGACCGCTTTTAGGTTGGTTTCATGGGTTGCCATAGCTTTCCCGTATCTCTTCTTTCATCTCCGCCATCTCTTCGACCAAAACGGCTAGAAGAGGCAGAGAAGTTTTCATCAGCTCTGCGGGCGACATCCGCCAAAAGTAGGCCGTCCGCAGAGCGACGTGACGGAACGTCAGGAGCTCGGACTCACCGTCTACTCTTCCGAGCCCGCTCCAAAAGCAAGCTGAGTGATCACGAAGTCGCGCATCTGCATGAAGTCCTGCAAGGCCAGCTTGCCGATCTGAGAATCGGTCAGACCACTCACGCGCGTGATGTACGCGCTAAGGACCTTGGTTTCTTCGAGCATCCGACGGCGACCTTCCGCATCAATCATCGGGGCCATCACAGGCCCCAGGCGGATGTAGTCACCCGTCTCGATGTCGCGAAGAGTGACTTCCGAAGTACCGTCGACTTCTTTTGCAAGTTTGATCGTCAAAGCCATCTCTTAGCTCCACTGACCGGACTTGCCGGCAAAGTCAAAGGATGCCTCGCCCGCCTCAGACACCGTAGGTGTGCCGCGGACAAAAGCGTTGGAAAGCGTGAATACGCGGCCGTTTGCCAGTTCAACACGGATCGTCATTGCCGTGGAATTACAGATCCGCTCGAAGTCGGTTTCGTCTGTGATCTGCACCGTGCATTGCATGTATGGCGCGATGGTCTGCTCGTCGTAGCCGACGACTTCGTCGCCGACCACGATGTCGGTGCGGTTCTTGGTGGAAAGCGGGATCGTGAAGGATCCCTTGGCAGGGATCGTCGTCCCGTCGACCGTCACGTAGGCGGTGCCAGACTGACGTCGAAAAGTCATGGTTGAATCTCCTTAGTATTGAAGACGGAACTGGACGAGCATCGCAAAGATGCGCAGCTGGTTCACAAGATCGGGCGGGAACAGCACATCCAAACGGTTCGGATCCGTGGCGTTGCGCTCAACAATGATGTAGCTCTTGAAAGCGTCCATGTTCTCGACCAAGCCCGCTTCCATCAGATCGGAGTAAGCCGCGATGAGCTCGGACTTGATAATCGACGGCGTCACGATCGCCTGGCCTTCGCCGAAAGTCGTCCCGTCGTTCGCTAGCTTGTGGCGACCATATTTGGACGTGATTCGAGTGCGCAGGAAGCGGATGATGTAGCCCAGCGTGTGCAGGGTTTCCGCATCCTGATAGGAGTTATCTGTCGCACCGTAAGAGTTCTGGATGTAAGTCGTCACAGCGCGCTCGATCTGCGTGTTGCTTGTGGTGTCGCAGAAAGTGGCCACGCCGGAGGCGAGCAAGCTTTCGCGTTCCGTGCGCGAGAAGCGGTCACCCACTCGCGGCGCAGAGATACCCGTCAGCACAAGCGTCTGGAAGGGACGAGCCGGATCGGCCTTCACGGATACAGCGATTTGGCCAACCGCCGCGCCTAAGCGATCAAAGCCGAAGTTCGGATCCGTCTCAGAGACTGCGAAAACCGTCAGGTGCGGGTCGTTCTGGGCCTCGCCGATTTCGAGCAGATCTTCGACCGCGCCACGCGAAGCGCTGTAGACATGGCCGTAAAGCTGTACGTTGTAGGCCCAGCGTTCAGTCATGGCAGCCTTGGCGGCATCCAGACTTGTCTTGTCGGAGTAGGGTAGCGCAATGAACTCGAAGGGTTCTTCCTTCAAAGCCGCAAAAGCTTCTTCGATGTCCGGGACACCTGTGCCGGCAGTGCCGTCTGCAACGGCTACGCTCACGCCTGTCGGCAATTCCTGGCCGTTGGCTGCCCCCAAAAGATTGACATTAATCGTCAGGTCGTTGCCGATCTCACCCTTGTGCTTAGACGTTACCGTAACGACGCCAAGTGCGGCCTGAGCCGTCACCGGAAGATCGACGTCCGCATTGATCGCTGCCGCGATGTGGCCAGCAATGTCCGATTCCGCTTCACTGGCCTCGACGCCGACCTGCACAAGCTCGAAGCCTACATAAAGGCTGATCGTGCCCGCAGCAGTAGCCGTGCCGGTAACCGTCACGGTCTTGGTCGCCGCCACGCCGCTTCCCGGATCCTCAAGAGGCATCACGTACAGCATGCCGGTCGAATCCTGATTGCGGTAAGCCGTTACCATTCGATGCAAGATCGAGCCGTGGCCGAAGAGCTCGGCGGCCTGCTCAGCAGAGGAGACATAAGTCAACTCGCCTGCAGTGGCCTTGCCAGTCGCTAGCATCGGTCCCATGATCAGCGCCTGCATGTCATCGGTCGCCGTGTTCGCGGCCGAGTTGTCCACTTCCGCGTAGAAGAGAGGCGTGTAGATCTTCTGCGGGATAGAGTTGAAAGAAATCGCCATGAGATTCTCCGGCTATAAAAAAAGGCGCTCTCAAGCGCCCTGGGTTTCGATTTTGATTCTGGCCTCCGGTGTGCCGTCCGGCTTGTGCTCTCGAGGCCCGATCTCGTCGACGTCGATGTCGACGCCTTTGAAAGGCCCCATTCGTTCGTAGGCCACCTGCTGCCAGGTGTCCTCCTTCTGGACGGTCGTGAAGGTCTTGAACTGGTAGGAGTAGATCAAACGGTCGCGTGTTAGCGTCACCAATGATCCACCGGTGTACTCGATCTTGTCGTGAGCCGCGTCCGGGCACCACCGAAGCAAAGCCTTGAAAAGCTCGGCGCGGATGTCGTCAAGCTGGTCGGCTGCGAGTTGAGCGCGCGGATCGCTGTTGTTGAGGATGACCAAAACAGCGAAATACTCTGTGATCTCTTGGTAACACTCATTGCCCATGTCTTCCAAGATTTCGCCATCCTCATCCAGACGGACAACGTATGCCGCAGGAAGTTTGGCCTGTGAGATCACCTTCTCCAGATCATCAGTCAGAGCGCCAGCTACTTGAGTAAAGCCATGGCACTCGGCTTGTATCTGAGCAACAATGGGCGAAAGTTTCATTTTGCAAACATCCCTTTGAGCGCGGCGTCAAGACCTTGCATCACCACATCCATCGCGCCTTGCTCATGCTCGAGCGCGGCGTCATTGATGTAGTCCCTGCGCTTTTCGATTCTCCAGGAATCGAGTTTCTGCCCCTTTTTTCGACGCTTCACACCAAAGCGCAAGAAAGCTGGGTAGAACTGCCAACGGCCATTCTTAATGCGACCGCCTGTGTTGGGAACTTCCTGCAAAACCTTGAAGCCATAACCGGACTTGAAGTATCGAACTCTGATCGCCTTTGCCAGTGCGCCTGATCGCTTGCCGGGGTATTCGCCTCGAGCTGAGACTTTTTTCTGGCTAGCTTTCTTTCTGGCGCTCTTTCTAATGCCGTTTGCGATTTGGCGAAGATAGGGGCGAAAGACCTTCTTGTCGATATCTGCGCGTTTGATCTGGAGCTCCTCAAGTGAGAAGCGAACCTCCTTGGTCTCGATCTTCACTCGACCTCCTCGACGCGACACACGTCTATGACCGTAAAGCGTTTTGCGCCTTCCAGATCCGAAGTTCTCAGAATCTGATAGCGCACGCCCTCAATTTCGATGCACACTCGACCGGTTAGCGTCTCAGGTCTGATCGCACTTGTGCGACGAATCGTAATTCGATGCGTCACGCCGGTCTCGAGCTGTTGCTGTCCGAACCAGTAGGTCAGCGCGCCAACCGGCTCGAGCTTCGCCCAAACCGTTGCGATCGGCTCGTAGACTTCCTTGAGCGTGACCCCGTCCTGGACAGACGTCCATGACAGGATGGTGGCTCGTCGGTTAAGAACTCCCGGATCAGTCAGCATCTTCCGTACTCCAATCGATGTACCGATCGAATGCCATCTGTCGCATCACGCGATCGCGCAGCTCGACATCCGTGGCCGTGCGGTTCTCGTACCAAAAGGCGATGATTACGCAGACGGCCATGCGAAGGTCTGCCGGCACATCATCAACGGAGGACGCCACAGCGTTCTCTTTTTCGACATCTCCCACGATCGGTCGGCGAAGACGAGTCTCCGCCAAGCCTGTCGCGGCTTCGATCAGAGCCGAGATCACGCTGTCGTCATCGGATCCGTCGACTCGAAGATAAAGCTTGACCTCATCGAGTTTTACGCAAGGTGTCGTCATGTGAATCAGTCCCCGGTTGCCCGGGGACTTACGAGAAAGTTAAAAAACTCTCTAGCCGCCAGAGCCAGCTCCGATCTCAAGATCGCCGCCAACGAAGCAGTTAGCGCTTTCAACTGCGAAGGCCATGCGGCATTCGCAGCGAACCGTGTAGAGGTTCTTAGTGACGTTGTTGGCGTCCTGTTCGAACATCTCGATGACAGGTGCGGAACGTTCGTAGATCGTGGCGCCCATAACGGGATCCGCGACCATGAACTTTCCTTCAGTCACTTCCGGAGACTCGACCACTCGCAGGCCCCACGGACGGATGTCCGTACCAGCCTGCAGGGGGCTGCCCATCAAGTAATTGCCGTTCTTGTCCTTCATGCCGCGGATGGTGTCAAAGTCCATCGGGTTGAGGAAGACGACGGACGGCGTGTATCCGACCTTGCGCATGGTGGCGCCGCATCGACGAATCAGATCGAGGACGTTGGAGTCGGCCGGCATATTGTCCTCGGTAAAACCGTGAACCGTGTAGTTGCCGGTCGTGAAGATGCCGGAGAGGTTCTGGCCAGTGCCGTCACCGCTGATCAACTGCTTTTCGATACGGCGGTTGAGACCGTACATCATGCGATGGTTGATGTAGGCAGCCAGAGCCGGAGCGTCTTCAGCGAGCTGCTTCGTGACTCGGATGAAGTGTGCGATAGTGCGAACCGGGGCATCGGCTTCCGTGAACTCCATCTTGGATTCGGGCTTGTCACCACCTTCGGCAGTTTCAGCTGCGCTGTTAGTGAACGCCGATTCCTTGAGATAGGAGATCGAGTTCGAAGATGTAGGGACATTCGGGAATGCGTCCTTCACGGCATTCGGAAGTTCAGGCTCAGCCTTGATGCCGCGGTAGTCAGCAGGCACAGACCCTGCAGGTGTCACCACCGGGGAGGCAGCAGCGAGAGTCGCCTTCGTCACCTTGCCTGCAATCAGGTCGGCATAGCCGGCGCTCTGCACAAACTGCGCGCCAAGAGTCAAGGGGACTTCCTTGCCTGCGGCGACGGTCTGGGAATTCTGCTGGAGTTCCAGCATCTTCTTGCCGAGCTTGAGCTGTTCAGCCGCAAGAGTCTTGATCTGATCTGCAAGTTCGGCCGTCTGCTTTTCATCTTCGGCGCGCTGATCGGCCAGCTCACCAAGCTTCTTCTCGATGCTCTCGGCCTGCTCAATCAATTTTTCCATGGGATCCATAAGTCACCTCAAATGTTTTGGATACGTTCAAAGATCGCCTGCAGCTCGTTCTGAGCTTTCAGCGCGACATCCCGTCGCGTATCTGCGGCAAAGCAGGCCTTTGCCTTGGATAGCAGCCATCCCGACTGCCGATGTGAAAGGTTCGCCACATCCTTCAAAAAAGCCTCGAAATCGCGAACGGTTTCGAGGCTTTCGATGCGGCTATCAATTTCGTCTGCCGATAGGGTCTGTGTGATCCGTGCTTTGGAGTCTGCCGGCGCTGTGACGATCGAGATCTCGTCAAGCTTTCGGATCTTCGAAAGCGACATGACCCCCTTGTCGTCCGTCTCTGTATCGGCGGCATCGAAGTAGATCGACACCGACAGGCCGTCGACCGTGCCGGCTTTCAGCGCGGCATAGACGTCCTTGGCCTGTGCCACGCCCTGCGTGAGCACGCCTTCGACCTTGAGGCCCAAAGCGTTCTCCTCGAGCTTGTCCCAGTAGCCAATCGGCACCGAGTACGAGGCGTGGTTGAAGAACATTTTGGGCTTGGAGCCGGACGCGATCACGTCAGCGTATGCTCCGGCCAGAATCTTGAAGCCGTAGCAGTTGACGTTGTTGAAGCGCGTCGCGTAGCCCTTTACTCGCCACTCGTGAGTGTCATCCAGACTCAGCTCAACGTCCTTCAGCGAAAGATCGATTAACTGTTTCTTCATTGTCTTACGTCTCCAACTGGAGTTTGAGGTGCATTGCTTGATGCCACCTCTCCGAGCTTGTCAAGCGGCGCCAAGTTGGTCTGTGCCGTTGGCGTATCGCCGCCCGAAATCGGCGGGTCGTTCTCGAGTGCTCGGACCTCATTTCGTGTCTTAAATCCGTTCTGGACCGCTGTTGCGTAGGCGGCGTAACGGCTTTGCAAATCGCCGCGGAAGAAGGCATCCAGATTGAACTCGATCACCACGGATCCGCGCTCTTCCGATCGCAAGATGCGGCTTTCGAGCGCCTGCTCGATGCTCTTGAGCAGAGGGTTCAAAGTGAACTTGTGGAACCCGCTCACGATCTCTGCGATGCCGGATCCCCACGTCGTGGCCCCGGACGCACCGATCAGCACTGGCGGAACGCCGAACCATCGGCAGATCTCTTCGACACCGTACTTGCGACTTTCAAGAAGCTGTGACTGCTCAGGCGTCAAAGCGACCTGCTGGAACTTCATGTCAGCTTCCAACACGATCAATTTGCCCGACTCGGACTTGAAGCTTCCGAGGGCGCGGCCAACCGCATCGGCCTGACCTTTCTTTCGGTCCAGGACATGGTCGACTGTCAGGATGCCGCTCGGTCGCCCGAAGTTCTGGGCGTTCTGCATCGTGTACTTTTGCGTAGCCATCGCTTCCTGGACGCTTGACCCCATGAACTCGAGCTTGCTGAAGCCAAGGATCCCGGTCCCGATGTCTTTGATATGCAGGACCTGATCCGGAGTGAGGTCGTAGGTCTGGCTGTCACGCACGTACTGATAGACCAACCGTCCAGTTTCTTTGTCCGAAAAGACAGTCATCTGATCGGACGAAAGAGGCCACAGGCTGATGACATCTCCGACCGAGTCACGCACGATCTGCGCATAAGCATTACCTCGCAAAGCCCACTGCAGGATCATGGCCTGCCAGAAGTCGCTGGCAGTCATCACGGCATTGGGCTGATCGTGCAGGATCGTCCAGAGGCGTGATCCGCGATCGACCTTGCGATTGCCGCGCGAATCTTCTTTGAAAACCATCAGCGGCAAAGAGCTCACGGTCCCGGCAAGCAATCGGGCGCACGCGTAGACCGTAGAGATCTGAAGCGCGATGTCAGGGGACATCGGCGCCGCGACCAGACTGGACGGCGTTTCAAGTTGCTGTCCGGACTGGTCAGACATGACGCCGCCCCATCCGAACCGGCTGAAGAAGCGTCGAATGAAAGGCATTTTTTACACCACGATGATGTCGTCGATAAAGTCTGCGAAGCTCCCGCCTTCGTCTCGCTCGGATAGGCACATGGCCAGTCCGTAGATGAGAGCCACGGGACCGTCGATCTTCTGCTCGTAGCGCTCTTTTCTTGGGTAGATGTTGTCTTTGGCGTCAAGCTTTGCCACAACGTTCCCCATCATCCAATCCATCGCGGGGTTCTCGTCGTGCGTAAGCTTGCCGTCCTGAACAAGCGCTTCGAGCCACTTCATCGGCTCTGAAAGGTTTTGGACGGTGTTGCGGTACTCAACCATCGGAGCACCGTCCTCTGAAAGACTCACGGCAAGCTGAGTCGCTTGCCAAGGGTCGTAGGCAATCGCTTGGACGTCAAAGCGTGACAGATCTTCACGGATCTCTTCTTCAATTCTCGACAGATCGGTCATCGCGCCGCCAGTTACCGTGATCGCGCCGGTATCAGCCCAACCTTGGTACTGCGAATTTGTGCTCTTCTCGATCGCAACCTCAGGCAAGTAGAGCTTCGTCGACACATAGAAGCGAGGCTTACCGCTTTCGTCCTGCTCCTTAAAAACGATCACCTTAGCCGTCACGTCGTTTTTGGCACCAAGGTCAAGACCGATCACGCAAGGCTTGCCGAGCATGTCATCGAGATCTCGCACGTGTCCACAGCGTTTCCATGCGACCAAATCCATCCAGGCCGTGCCGGCGGAGCACCACACGTCGAGGTGCTTCGTCTTGAAGTTGTTGGTGGCACTGGCGATGGCCATCGCCTTCTTCTGCAGCGGGATGATGACATCCGGCATCACGGACACGCCCCAGTTTGGGTTCGCCTTGATCAGCGCTTCCTCGGTCGTCCAGTCGTCATCCTCGTCGATCGTGTAGATCACGCCGAATTGCGTTTCATCTTCGATCGTCCCATCGAGCACGCCCCGAACCATCGTCCGGACTTCGTAGCAAATGCCTGAAGTGTCGAAGCCTGCTGTCGTAATCACCCATAAAAGGGAGTTCAAGCGCTTGCCCATCGACGTTTCGACCACGTCGTATACCGCTCGGGTCTTGTGGGCGTGAAGCTCATCAACGCAGGCAAAGTGCGTGTTCAAGCCGTCAAGGGTTGATCCTTCGGCCGATTTTGCTTGGAAGGTCGAGTTCGTCCGAGGCACATACAAAGCGTTGGCCAAGACTTCGAGACCGAAGTTCTGGCGGAGCGCTTGATTGGCCACGCACATCTGCTTGGCATCGCCGAAGACGATCTTGGCCTGATCTCGAGTCGTCGCAAAAGAGTAGACCTCGGCACCCGGTTCTCGATCCGCCAGAAGGCAGTAGAGAGCCACACCAGAACTCAGACAGCTTTTGCCGTTACCACGCGGCACCTCGATGTAGACACGCCGAAATCGACGGCCGCCGTCAGATCGACGTCGCCAGCCGAAGATGGTCGTCAGGATCCAGATCTGCCACGGCTCAAGCTTGATCTTCTGTTCGGCCAAAGCACCCTTGGTGTGAGTCAGCAACTCGATGAACTTGCAGACTCGGTTGCCTTCGCTTTCAGAAAACGCGTACAGACCATGCTCTTTGTATCGTCTGCGGTCTTCCTGATTACGGCGGACGGCCTTCTTGACGAATTCGCAAGCGAGCACCTTGCCACTCAGTACATCGGCCTCGTACTTTGCCGCCACTTTGCAAAAGTCTTTAGAAGTCACCAAACTCGTTTCCTTGATCGTCGTCTTTCTTCCGGACACTCACACGCGCGCGCGAGCCGGGCGTAAAACCAAGCTCGGTTTCACACTTGGCCAAAATCTGCTGCACTTTCACAAGCGCGTTAAAAGCAGGACTTAGATTTGGCGTCGGCTCGCCATCCTTCATGAAGACGATGTCGCCTTTCTCAACAAGTTTCGCCAGCCTTCGATAGAGCGCGTAGTTGCGCGCCCACCGCTCGAGCACACCTGCATCGAGCGCAGTAAGAACTCCTTCCGGAGCACACTCGACAGCCAACTGCCAAGCCGCCCGGGCGTCCTTGTTCAGACCCACAGGCGGTTCGGGCGTAAGCGTGGCCGCCGTCATGTCGATCTGGCGGTGTCGCCGGCACGGCTGCAGAGTTCCCTGCGCAGCTTTCACGGACTCATCCTTACGAGGTCTGGCCAAAGTTCAAAACTCCTGGTTTTGCACGCATAAAAATCGAGGGAAACGGTGCGGTTTGGAAGGTGTAAGCTAGAACTTTTAACCCTCCCCCTACCCGGATGGAAATACCATGGGCTTCTTGAGTTTTCTTTGTTCATTGCTGTCTAAAGCTGCAAGTTCGAGCGAATCGAGTAGAAAAGCGATCTACGACAGCCCCGAAGATAAAGAGCGGCGCGAAAAGCGTTTTCATAAAGTCGCCATTCTTACGTTGGAGCAAATCGAAGGAATCAACGACAGAACCAAAGAAAGAATTGCTGTGGCGTTTGAGCTTTATGATCCAAGAACAGATTCTTTTGAAGAACTGTGCCAAGACGTCAGCAAGCAATTAGAAGGCAAAGATTGGCGCTGGATCGAGTATGACTTCTGGGCGCCTATTTGCCTTGAACGACACATAGCCACCGAGGGCATGCATCACTATTGCCGTCCTTGGCCTGACGTTCTTAACTTAGAGGAAGAAAGAAAAGCTTTTCCTGCTGAGAAAATCGCAAAATCAATCACAGTTAAAGCTTTCAAAGAAAAACTTCAAGAGACTTTTCCGGACGTTTCTTCTATCAAAAGAAAAGCGCAGCTGCTCGAGTTCCTCGTCCACAACGAAGACGCCTTGAACGCTCTCGCTGACGAGAAGATCTTGGACAGATGGAACAAAAGAAAACATAACCCAGGCGAAACAACACAAGGCCTTATTGCTCTCCTCTGTCGGACGATCATCTCGCGACAAGAGGATCTAGAACAACTCGAAGATGATAAAGGTCTCGGTTGCAAGTACACCTTCTCCTTCTGCGATGAAGATGATCCTGTGGAAAGTGAAGATCATCAATTGTTCAACCTTTCCAAGAAGCTCAAAAGTAAACCTTGGACGGACAGGATAATGCCCAACATTCCGGGGCTTTATTTTGATCGAGACTATCTTTAGGAATTTCCAAATCCTCCATCCTCTGTCACAGTCTTCCGACTGTGACAGGAATGGCAAAGTGCCTGAAGGTTATTCTCGTCGTAGAGGAGGGAGCGGTCGCCCTTGTGCGGGATGATGTGGTCGACGTCTGTCGCCATCACGATCTTTCCCTGCTTGAAGCACTCTTCACAATAGGGGTGCTGCGCGATGAAGCGATCACGCAACTTCTTCCATCGGTACGTGTATCCGCGTGCGTTCGAGTTGCCCGCGATCTGTACGCGCTTCTGCTCACGTCGCTTGGCGGCCTTAGCCTTGGTCTCAGCGTCACGCTTGGCGCCTGCCTCCTTGTGGCGTTCACAGTAGCGGTCGCCACGAGGCACGGGGCTGTGACATCCAGGGTAGGCGCAGAGTGTGAACAATGGCACGACGAACCTCGAAAAAAAAGCCCCGCTTACGCAGCGAGGCCCGACCTTTTCCTTACTTTCCTTTGCTTCAGGGTGCAACAAAGCAGCCATCCGGCTGCCTTCAAACATCACAGAAACACTGGCTTTCACGTTTTGACGTCATTGTGCTGTGCTTCCAAGATTTTTTCAAACCGAATTAGCACGTTTTCGATTTGCTTGCGTCCAAGGTCCAGAATCTTTTCGTAATGGCGCTCTCTGAACTTGAGCTTCTTGGCCGTCTTGGCGATCGACTGAGAGGGCAAGCAGTAGTGCGCTCTCAGCGTCCACTTTGCCTGATGGTACATGAACGGGCTTTCGGCCAAAGACACCCAGGCGCGTTCGACAAGAAGCGCGTCAATGATGTCGATTTTCGGAGGCTGTTCGATGTGATCGTCGCTACTTTCGCCATCATCCTTCCCGTACTTCTTCATGGCACGCCAGAGGTAACTGGATCCGATAGCCGGACGATCTGCCGCCCATCGTCCCCAGTTACGAAGGCGATCATCGAGCGCCTCACGATCGCTTTGTGACATCATGGGAGTCGTTCTCCTTAGTCTTAGCCTGACTACCGTAGTAGTAGCCTTTGACGAACGCGGCACGCTCTTCGGCGTCGTGGATTAAATTGGCTTGACGTGACAGGTTCTCGCCGCGCTGTGCGGCCTGCCATCCGGCTCTATAGGCCGACTCGATCCTTTCGCTCTTCTTCATGTAGTCTTTTCTCCTCTTGCCGATTGATCACATCTGCCACCTTTGCTTCAGCAATCGCCAAAGCGGCGAGCTCTCCCATTCCTGCCTTGTCCAGATCTGCCCTCCGTGCAAGGGAGAGCAGATTCAGGACGGTCTCAAAGTCAAGCTTGATCTGCCTGATGGCCATCACTTGGCTCCAAAGAAGTCGCCGAAGACCTTCAAGGCCTCTTCAGCGGAGGCGCTCTTCTGTGGTGCAACACCCTTGCCGAGATCATCAAAACGCTTGAGCGCCTGATTGTGCTGCGCCACGTACTGATCTCGGATTTCCACAGCGGCCTTGTACCGTCCCGTGTTCTCCAGCCAGTGCAAGACGTCCAGCAGCACATCACCATCGATCTCGATTTGGTATCTCATCCGATCACCCCCAAGACGTAATAGAGAATCTGGAAAACGGCGTAAGAAATGACGCCAAACGCAAGCCAACCGACAAATCCATAGAACGATGCCCAGAGAACCATGCGGCGTGTCGGAAGGCCTTGTTCTTCAAAGATGACGCGCAAGAGCTGCATGATCGGAGCCTGGAGCACCCATAAAAGAGTCTTCATCGCAACCCCTTTACGTCGTACTGGCGAGCTTCGCGTCGCTCGGCATTGCCAAGCGAGCGGGTGAAACGGTTGTAGGAAATTTCCTCGTAGAAAGACCTATGACCCACTCGCCACAGCATCTGCTCGATACGTCTCGCGTCCTCAATCGGCACCCGGACGTAGATCGTTCTCTTTTTCTCCTTCATTTCTTCACCCGATTCCTTTTCAAGTACCGGACTACTGCCTCGCGCAAGAGGCTGACAGCCTCTGCCTGCTGCTGGCGGTCTTCTTCCGAAAGATCAAAGCCGTCGATGCGTCGAAGCAGCGCCATGGCCTTTTCGATCTCGATCGTGATGCCTTTCGGGCCTGTCTTCTTGGGAGGGCTCGGCTCCGGGCGATGTGGTTTGGACATCTCCTGCCCCCATCAAGCCGCTTGGCCAAATATGTCCGCCGTCAGAGGCTTGCGCCGTGACTCGCCAGTGAAGCGCTGTGCCACGCACTTGCCCTTGATACGATCGATAAGGCGCTCACCGATTATTGAGACAAGGTCAGCAGGCGCCAGATTCGACAAAAAGATTGTCGGACGATTCTCCGAGAGCCGCGCGTCAATCACCTCGAAAAGAAGCGTCTGCTCATTGATCGATCCGGACTGCACGCCCAGCTCGTCGAGCACCAGAAGATCAAGATCGACATAGCGTCGAATGGCTGCGTAGGAACTCGTCTCGCTATCCTGATGCCATTGCGCACGGATGTAGCCGATCATGTCTGGAACGCGCGTGTAGAGTCCGGTCACCTGCGGCAACAATGCCTTGAGAATCGAAATGGCCAAGTGACTTTTGCCTGTGCCTGGATTGCCGTAGAAGAGCAGCCCATAGCCGCCCTCACGGGCCTTCTGCCACCCCGACACGAAACGCTTGGCGAGACCGAGAGCCGCCTTCAGCTCAGGCGTATCAGCAATGAACGTGTCGAAAGACTTATCCCTGAAATCGGCAGGGATGCACGCACGACCAAGAGACTCCTCCAGCCGCTCGCGCACGCGTTCGGCTTCGATCTTTGCCCAGACTGCAGCTCGCTCTCTAGCAGCTGCTTCTTGCTGCAGCCGATAGCAGACGGGGCAGTACCCATCCGACACTTTTCTGTCGCCGGCGAAAACCACGCGAGCCGTGTACGAACCATGCAGCTCGCAGCAACGCTCTTCATCGTGCCACTTCATACCGCCGAAACCCTGGCCGCCGACGATCTCGGCAAGCGATTGAAATCCTGTCATCATCAAACTCCCCAGTTCGTCGTCCCGTCAGGGTTGACGGCCTTGTCGTAGTACTCTTTGCTGTAGTGGAACGCCGGGTCTTTGTGCGGAGCCAATGGCGTTTTGCCTGAGACCGTTGATCTGCCTGTCTCCGGGTACTCACGTCCGACCCAGTCGATGAAAATCTTTCGCCAGTTACCCATCGTCTTTTTGGTGGTCGTTGGCGCATATCTGCCTCGTAGCTTCAGAAAAACTCTCTCTGGTGTCACGTCTTGGCGAATGGTCAAAGCAGCCTGACGCCATTCCGCAGGAATGCTGTCAGGGAAAAGAACAGTCGGCTCGCGCTTTGGCTTTGCGTCTGTTGCGGCTACAACTTTTTTATCCTGCTCCTGCTCCTGTTCCTGCTCCTGTTTTGGCATACTCTTTCGAGTGGGTTTGTCATACCGTTTTGAAAGGGTTTCTGTAACCCTTCCGAGAGCTTCGGAGAAAGCTCTGGAACCTGCATCTGTCTTGGATGCACAGTTCTTTGCCCGATCTAAAACATCCAATAGCAATGGGCACTCAGGAAGGAGATCGATCACACCGGCCCACCCTTTGATCACGTTCGGATTCTCTGGTGGGTTGTACCTAAGGAAGTTCGGCGCAAAAATAAGAAAGGCTCTTTCGTCATACTTGACGAGACCGTTATCCAAGAGTTGCTGAAAGGGTTCGGTAAACCCTTTCGAATCGAGTCCAAGCTCTTCCTTCAAGCCTTCTCGGCTCATGCGAAATGCTCCCAAACCCGTCATTGCCGGGTGGGTCAACACGAAAAGGAACATCCGCTGTCCTTCATGAGACAACGACATGAACTTTTCATCGTTCCAGATCCTTGGGTCTATCTTGCGGTATCTAGCCATAGAGAGCCTCGCTACATCTTCGGATAGACGGCAGGATTCAGTTCGTGCAGGCTCAATCCGGTAATTTTTGACACGGCTATGGCCCAGCCATTTCTGGCAGGAACAGCCTTAATTTCGGTACACCACCAACGAACGCCTTGAGCGGAAATGCGTTTTCCGTTAGTCGTTAGTCGGCGAGCTAGTTCCGTCTGTCCGCCCACAACAGCACAGGCTTTTTCTGCACCATTTAAATTTTGGATGCTTGTCATGGTTTTCCTCGTAACAAGATATGCTTGTATTTTATGATGACAACAAGGGAAAAGGCAAGCTTTACTTGTTTTTGCATCTTAAAGCGTTACTTGTTACCATCCAAACAAAGGAGGTCACCATGGCTAGTAAAACAAAGGATGTTCTGGTTCAGCTGATGGCCGAGCGCGGTCTTACCCAAAGTGACATTGCTCGCGCTTTGTCAGTACGGCCTCAGGCCGTCCAGCAGTGGGTATCAGGGAAAACAAGGCCGACAGGTAAAAACTTGGAAGCTCTTGCCGAGTTTTTACAGTTGCCTCCGGCTGTCATCGTGCATGGGCCTGCAGCCGACAGGCTCACTGCTTCAACTGTCGATTTGGACAACGGGCTTATATCCATCCCGAGGTTCACGGCACGAGGCTCCTGCGGCACCAACCTGATCGGAAATGCTGGTGACCGTACTATCATCGACATGATTCGACTGACCGCAGCGTGGATCAGAGCTAAGGCGCCTTCGGCCAATTTGCGGCATCTGGAGATCATCACAGCCAATGGTGACTCAATGTCTCCAACAATCAAAAACCTCGACTTTGTGTTTGTTGATCGGTCTTACACGGATGTCAGAGGAGAGGGAATATACGCTGTCACTTACTGCGGTGATACCTACATCAAGCGCATTCAAAAACAGGTTGATGGCAGTCTTTTGCTTATTTCTGACAATGTGAGGTATCCACCGATCACGGTGACCAAGGATCAACTGGATAGCGTGATCATTGAGGGACGTTGTGTTCTGTATTGCTCGGCTGAGGAGCTGTAATCAACGAGCTATTTCCCTGCACACATAACACGCGACTTCACCAAAACGAAAACCGCCCGCTGGGGCGGTTTTTTTGTACCTGTTTAAAGCTTTCCTTGACATAGATCAATATCCAATCGAATCACCTACAAGTGTCCCTCGCAAGCGCTTTCATGTCGTTGTAAAGTTTTGCTTGTAGTTAAACAAGCAGCTTACAAGAGGCCGAAATGACAACTCGCACTATCAAAACCACGACGCTGACCGAAGCCCAGCAGGGCCAGTTCATCCTCGGCTGGAAGGACGCCGGCGGTTACATGGGCGACTTCGAAACGCCTATGCCGTGGTGCTGCCCCTGGTTCTTCCAGGAAGAGATCGAAGTCGACGGCAAGACGCCGTATGAGTGGGGAGCGTCTTGGTGGAGCAACTGCCGCGCTGATGTGATCTCTCAGCTCGCCAGTGAGGAAACGGTATGACGGGCCGCCAGACCACTGATCAAAACACGCAGGAACAGCTCACTGCCATCGCCGAAGCCGAGATGGCCAACGTCGAATGGTCTTCATACGAAAGGATGCTCCTGCAGTACCTGCGAGGCGACATCCTTCGAGGCGACAAAGAGTCGGCAAAGGTCTTCTTGAATGATCTTTATGTCGTTGTCTGCAAGAAGTGCGCAGCTCTGGCCGAGCTTGATGCAGAACTCTTTCCATACAAGATTTACAACCAGGGCCGCAAGGAGGCCAAGAAATGACACGACTGATCCAGTGGCTCATGACCGAAGACAAGCACGGTGACTCGCCGATCTGGCTGGCGGCCTCTGTGGCGACGGGCCTTGCAAGCCTCCTGTGGATCTGTGGCCTGCCGACCTTCTGAGACGCCTTCTGGCTGGCGCTGCTGATCTTCCACCGCTTTTTTGGCCTCTTTGAGCGGTAGCGGCGCCAGCCACAAGACCGAGTCTTTTTTCCTGTCACCGGCAAATTTTTCCCTTCAACCCATCGTATGCGCAATCTCTCGCAGCCGGTGGCAGGAAAAAGGGCTTGAGAGAGCGCTTGAAGATGTACCCGGCTGCGGGAGGGCTCATTCCCCGACCCCGCAGTTAAAGATGGTCGATCCGCGGGTACATCGCCAAGGGTTCTCCGCCCTAAAGGAGGATCGTCGGAAGCGACGTTAAAGCCGTCAATAGGCCCCGAGAAAATGGATGGCGGGCCCGAAGGAGTGAAAGGCTCCGGACCGCTGTGACCCTGCCGAGGTGGGCAGGCTGAGTGCGAGCGCGGCACGGATCCGAATGGATACCGTTAGCGGGGGCATCGCCGCCCCGTCAGGCCTTGGCCTTTTCGCAAGAGAAGGTCCACGTGAGGCTGTTCAGTTTTTAGGAAATTCCGAAGGACTGAGCGGCCTGACGTGGAACAACCCCGCACGCTTAGCCTTCGCAGACGCGACCACGGTAGTGCGCGTGCCGGCGCCGCTCTATGACCGAAGTGATGCGCAACCCGCGGGGTTTTCCTTTCTTTTCGCAGGAGATCCAATGCAAAACATCCAACTGCTTGTTGGCCTGATCGTGATCGCCTTCATCGGGTTCCTTGCCGTCGGCATCGTCGGCGCGGGTATCTGCTTCTGGATCGATCTGGTCACCGCCATCGTGAGGTAATCATGCAAGACATAGATCCGAGACTCAAGATCATCGCCAACCACTTCGGTTTTCAAGCTCAAGCCGAGAAGGCCATCGAAGAGATGGCCGAACTGATGGTCGAGATCAAACATATCGAGAAGCGGAGTGAAAACTCAGCATACGATTACGTGCGCCTCATCGAAGAACTTGCAGACGTGAAGATCATGATCGATCAGCTGGTCTACCTCGTCCGTCAGGGCGAAGAATGTGCCGCCAGTTTCGACCTTCAAACCGAGTACAAGATCGAGCGCACACTGCGTCGCGTCGAGGCTGAAAAGGAGGATGTATGACAACCTACCGACTTCGAGACCGCAAGCTCCATCAGAAGCTCGACGAGCTCAGTCACGGGGCCTTCTCAGAAATGATGAAGACGATGGGCAAGTTCATGGCCACAAAGTCGACCACCCACGTCCAGCTTGGCGAGAGCCGATTCACCGTCACGTTACACAAGCAGGACTTCGAGATCTCTCCCGAGTACAACCCGAATGCCTGGAACTCATACCCGGACGTCACGCCTCCGGAAGGCGTCTGGATGAGAACCGAGCACCGCGATGAGACAGACCCGCCGGGCATCATCCGTAAGGTTGGTGCAGTTTTCCAAGATGGCACGTGGAGGAACTCGACTGGAGAGGCGTATCCGTCGTATATCAGCATCAAGCGTTTCAGACCGTGGGAGTAGATCATGAACTTCGGCTGGATTGTTCTACTCATTCTCGGCATGTTCTACATCGGCATGGTTATTCCAAACCAACAGCGACTGAAGGCCCTTGAAATGGTTCTAACCACAATCAACAAGTCGATCGACGCCGGGCTCATCACAAATGAGGAGTTCGACAAATCTATGAAGGAAATCGCCAAAGAACTTGGTGTTAAGTCAGGAACGACTGGAACGAAGGAGTAAGCCATGAGCGAGACTAGAACCGTGTGGCACAAGTACCCCGAGGTGCCTCTGCCCGAGACCGAGTTCGCAGAGTGCTACCTCGTGACCGCAGTTGCTGAGTACTCAAAGCCGTATGTGCGTACGGCGTACGCATGGAAGGACTTCTCCGCCTATAAAAGCGAGTTCAGAGTGCTCGCCTGGGCGGAACTCCCCAGACCATACCAGCCAACTTAACCCTCTTCGGCCGCCCGCC